GGATGGCACACCGTTCACGCTGACGCAGTCACCGGTCAGTGCCTTTGCGGCGGATAAACTGCATGTGACAGACATTACCAGGGGTGCGACTTACCCGGTACTGATAGACAGCATTGCGGTGGAAGTGAACAGCACAGACACTGCGGCATGATAAAAAAACCGCCAGCGACAGGAATGGACGCTGGCGGTGGTGATACCTATGGAGAAAAAATAAAGGAACGATACTTTCGTACTCTGGTTTTTAATGAAAACAGTTCTTATTGTCAACAATAACGGAAAGAAATTATGACATTTCTGAACCAGTTAATGCTGTACTTCTGTACGGTGGTCTGTGTGCTGTATCTCCTTTCGGGTGGGTACAGGGCAGTGCGCGATTGCTGGCGCAGGCAGATTGACAAAAGGGCCGCTGAGAAAATCAGCGCCGGTCAGTCAGCCGGAAGCAAACCCGAAGAGCCGCTCATTTAGCGGCAACTTTCTTAATCACACCTTTCGACGAGAAAATCCCATGTCAGAAATTACATCCCTGGTCACTGCTGAAGCAGTGAAGGAAGTCCTGCGCTCTGAAGAAGTCCGGAGCGCACTGAAACAGAAACTTCGCCATAACCTGGAAGCGCGTCTTGATGCAGAAGTGGATGCCATTCTGGATGAACTGCTGGGCGCACCGGCAGCTCCGGAGCCGGAAGGCATCGCGGGTGAGGGGAGTGCTTCAGATAGCGGTGACCCCACACCGGACAGCGACATGATGATGTAAGCATGCGTCAGGGACCATCGGTGTGTGCCGGTGGTCTTTTTATTGTTGTGAGCTTCCGGATTGCGGGAGGCGGGGTATGAACCAGATGGAAAAAATCACAACAGGTGTGTCATACACCACGTCAGCGGTGGGAACGGGCTACTGGTTCCTGCAGTTGCTGGACAGGGTTTCCCCGTCTCAGTGGGCGGCAATAGGCGTGCTGGGGAGTCTGCTGTTTGGTCTGCTGACGTACCTGACGAACCTGTATTTCAAAATCAGAGAGGACAGGCGTAAGGCGGCACGGGGAGAGTAAGCTGATGAGCAGGAAACTCCGCTATGGTTTATCGGCTGCCGTTCTGGCGCTGATTGCCGCAGGTGCTTCTGCGCCTGAAATCCTCGACCAGTTTCTGGATGAAAAGGAAGGCAACCACACCACGGCATACCGTGATGGTGCGGGTATCTGGACCATCTGCCGAGGCGCCATCATGGTGGATGGTAAGCCTGTGATTCCTGGCATGAAGCTGTCGAAGGAAAAATGCGACCGGGTTAACGCTATCGAACGGGATAAGGCGCTGGCATGGGTGGAGCGTAATATAAAAGTTCCACTGACCGAGCCACAAAAAGCAGGTATCGCGTCATTTTGCCCCTATAACATTGGCCCCGGTAAGTGTTTCCCGTCGACGTTTTATAAGCGGCTTAATGCAGGCGATCGCAGGGGAGCGTGTGAGGCGATTCGCTGGTGGATTAAGGACGGTGGCAGAGACTGCCGTATCCGTTCAAACAACTGTTACGGTCAGGTATCAAGACGTGACCAGGAGAGTGCGCTGGCATGCTGGGGTATCGACAGGTAAGCAGAATATTTTGCTGAAAAATGACGTTGGCCAACGCGGGTAGACAACACGAAATCCTGCGAACTGGCAAAATGTAAGTGAATAAAGTCAACAAGATTGTTTCATGAAGAGGCACCGTAATGGTGCCTTTGTCATTTCTGCGCTTCGCACAAGCGTAAATAAACCAAAGAACCTTTCAGGATGAGCCCTGGTGGATAACCGGCAGTGGTCTGGTTAACCCTCTTTGGGCTGGTTATTCCTGTGCGCAGGGTTCATCACTAAAAGGAAATAACCGATGAATATGATGACCGTGCCGTTTCACGGCGATTCTCTTTATGTGGTTAACCATAACGGCGAACCATACGTTCCCATGAAACCTGTCGTTGCGGGGATGGGGCTGGCCTGGCAATCACAGTTGGCTAAGTTAAGACAGCGTTTTGCGTCAACTATAACGGAAATCGTTATGGTTGCTGAGGATGGGAAACGACGCAATATGGTGTCCCTGCCGCTTCGAAAACTTGCAGGCTGGTTACAAACCATCAATCCCAACAAAGTAAAACCCGAAATCCGCGGCAAGGTAATCCAGTATCAGGAAGAGTGTGACGATGTTCTCTATGAATACTGGACGAAGGGTTTTGTCGTTAATCCCCGTCGAATGAGTGTGATGGAAGAACTCAATCAGGCTTGCGCTGACATGAAACGGGATAAAAACATTGCCAGTGTGTTTGCTACCGGGCTGAATGAGTGGAAACAGGTTAAATCCGCGCATGTATCAAAAATCCGCACATTGATAAACGAAGCGAATCTGCTGATTGATTTTGTCCTGGCTGATACAGACAAAGGGAAAATAACAAAGGCGGATTGATGGAGTGGTGGCTAATGATATCGGATAAACTCATAACGCTGGCGAAGATCCTCTGTGTAATCGTCGGCATTTCATTTTTAGTCATTCTGGTTGCCATTTTCTTTTCCACCGCTTGGCGAGTCCTGACGTTATCGGGACTGGTGGGGTGAAAGAGAGATGAACCGTGTTCTGTGTGTGGTGATTATTGTCCTGCTGGTAGCCTGTGGTGCACTTAGTCTGGGGCTGAATCATTACCGCGATAACGCCATAACCTACAAAGAGCAGCGCGATAAAAAAGTCAGTGAGCTGGAGCTGGCAAATGCAACCATTACTGATATGCAGCAGCGCCAGCGTGATGTTGCTGCACTTGATGCCAGATACTCGAGGGAATTAGCCGATGCGAGAGCTGAAAATGAAACTCTGCGTGCTGATGTTGCCGCTGGTCGTAAGCGCCTGCGCATCAACGCCAACTGTCCAGGCTCCTTGCGTAAAGCCCCCATCACCTCCGGCGTGGATAATGCAACCGGTCCCCGACTGGCAGAAGCCGCTGAACGGGATTATTTCATCCTCAGAGAACGGCTGATGGCAATGCAGAAGCAACTGGAAGGAGCACAGGAATATATCCGTACCCAGTGTATACCGTGATGTTTTGTTACGAAGGTGTTACTGGTAACGTTAAGGTAATTTAACAAAGAGTCAGTTCCGGACTTTATAGTGTGCTCAGTTCATGGCCAAAAACGATTTCTGTGATAAATATTTTGAATATTATTTACAGGTAAATGGAGTGGGGCGCATGGATAGAAATATTACAATAGAGTATGAAGTATATGCCCGTATTGTATGGGCAGAGAAGGCAAAAACATGGTAATTCCGTGTGTTGCCATGATACCTGATTGGCAGAATTGTTGTTTGGTTTTGAGTATATAGTCAGCGTCTTTTGTTCGGTAATTGCTCTTTCAATTAAAATGCCAGATATGATTTGCTTTTCTTTGTTGTTTAGTTTTTTTTGTATATTATTTTTATTGTTTTTATATAATTAGTTTTTTATTGTTGTCTTATTAAGGACGGTAAATTCAGGATGGCAGTCTGTAGATAAACGGAGGTTACTTATGCTACATGATCACCTGGCAGAATGTCTGGAGAAAAAAGGACTGTACCGGAGAGCAGCTGAACGATGGGCAAAAGTGATGGTACAGCTAAGTGATGACCAGAAAAGAAAAGTGGCGGCACAGAAACGAGCAGAGTGTTTGCGTAAGGCGCGCCGGACTCCGGTTTCACCGGTGAACCTGACCGAAATAAAACAAGCGGTCAACAGACTACATTCTGAGTTGGGAATGGGATTTGAAGAGCGGCGGGTATTCCGACGATATAAAGGGACAGGAGAACAGAATACGTCCGGAAACGCGCGGTCAAAAAAATGCTAAAAAATATCTGAGAGCGTTATTGCCTGTTACCATAAGAAAAAGCGACTTTAGTGGTCGTCTTTTTGTGTCATATATAAGTCGTTTAAGTAAACCTGTCTGAACAGGTTCTCTGGTCGTGTTTGTCTTTGTTGGGTACAAATTGAGAATATTTTTCATTAATTAATCTTCTTCTGCAGGCTTAATAACCCACGCTGAAAAATTTTCTGAACCTTTCTGGTCAAGAGCGATGTTAATTTGTTCAATCATCTGGTTTGGAAATCGGATGTTGCGGGTTGTTGTTCTGCGGGGCCGGTTTTTCGATGACATTTTCTTTCCTCTGGTGACAAGCTATATGGCGAGGATTTTACATGGCTGTGCTTCGTACGTTACCGGGCAGAATCAAAACTCTGAATACCCGGCGGGTGAATGTCCTGAAGGGTGAACAGCGTCGGGTCAGTGGCAGTGCCCGGGTTTCCCTCAAGCGTCGTATCTGGCTGAGGGATGCCGGGCAGTGCTGTCTCTGTGGTCGTGTGGTTGACCTCTGTGACAGTGAACTCGATCACCGAATTGCACTTCAGTTCGGTGGTGGTAATGAGGAGACGAATCTCTGGACGCTCTGTACCGAATGCCATCGACAAAAGTCTGCTCGTGAAGTGGCGGGTGGTATGCCGGACCCGACGCTGCCGGAGGTGTCCGGAGGTCATGGCAGGGCAGACGATATCATCGGACTGTGACCCGCCCCGGGGGGGGGATCATCCGGCGAAAAAAACGATCGCCCCGGACACCGCCCCCGTCTCATGCAGAGAAAAAATTCCTGTTTCAGGCCAGTTAACATGTTAACTGGCTGCCCGGGCATTTTTTCGGTTTTTATCTTTATTATTCAGTTTGTTGTGCGAAAAAAATGTTAACTGGCTTTTTCAGCAAATGTTAACCAGGCAGCAGTTAACATTTGCGGCATGAGACGCCGGGAAAAATGGGCTGAACCATACCCGGCTGAGTGCGTTATGGACCCCGGGAGGAGGCTGTGCTGACAACGCAAAAACGAAAATTTGCGCTGGCGCTCATGTCCGGGAAAAACAAAACAGCGTCAGCCATTGCCGCTGGTTATTCGGCGAAGACCGCCAGGGTTAAAGGCTCGCAGCTGGCAAAAGATCCGGAGGTGCTTGCGTTTATAGCCCGTAAACAATGCGAGACGGTGGAGGTGGATGAGGTTCCTGTTTACCGGCAGAAAAAATCAGAGCAGGAGGATAAACCCCGTCGCCGTGAGGCGGCTGCAATACCACAGCCGGACGAAAACAATCCGGAGATGCCACCGTCCGCGGTGATGTCTCCTGGTATTGAATATATGGAGGATGGTCTTCCCGATCCGGTGAAAGCGATGGGGCGTCTTCTGGTGGAGAACATTAATACCGACCCCAGGCTGGCGCTGGATGCGGCTTATAAGCTGGCGCAGTTCACGCACCATAAAAAAGGGGATGCCGGTAAAAAATCGGCAAAAGGTGACGCGGCGAAAAAAGCGGCTAACCGTTTTGCGGTGCCACCACCACCCCGCCTGGTGGTGAATAATGATAATGAGGGCAACGGATGATACCTGTGTGGAGCACGGCCTGCCCGGACTGGGCAGAGCGCCTGAAAAAGGGGCTGTCGATTATTCCGGCTCCGATTTATCCGGACCAGGCTGCACATGCACTGGCGATTTTTAAACAACTGCGGATTGTGGATGCACCGGGTAGCCCGACATTCGGGGAGTCCTGTGCACCGTGGGTGTTTGACCTGGTGGCGGCCCTGTTTGGCTCCTACGATGCGCAGACCGGTGTTCGCCATATCAAGGAAGTGTTTATCCTTATCCCCAAGAAAAACAGTAAGTCCACGCTGGCTGCGGGGATCATGATGACGGCGCTGTTACTGAACTGGCGGCAGGCGGCGGGCTACACCATTCTGGCCCCGACCGTGGAGGTGGCGGCTAACGCCTTCAACCCTGCCAGGGATATGGTACGACGGGACGATGATCTGGATGACCTCTGTCAGGTGCAGACACATATCCGGACCATCACCCATCGGGTGACGGACACCACCCTGAAGGTGGTGGCAGCCGATCCGAATACGGTGTCCGGTATCAAGTCCGTGGGGACACTGATTGATGAACTGTGGCTGTTTGGCAAGCAGTACAAGGCGGAAGACATGCTACGTGAAGCCATCGGCGGGCTTGCCTCCCGTCCGGAAGGGTTTGTGGTGTATACGACCACCCAGTCGAATGAACCGCCCGCCGGGGTGTTCAGACAGAAACTGCAGTATGCCCGGGATGTCCGTGACGGCAAAATTCATGATCCGCACTTTCTGCCGGTGATATTTGAACATCCTCCTGAAATGGT